ATAACAACAGGAAGGTCAGAACGTCCCATTCTCTCAAGTTTTTCTGTAAAAACAACCGCTGCATCTGTATTTATATTGATTGAAGGCATTTATTCATTTTCATCCAATGTAACTCCTAGTTCAACAACACGATCCAAACAATCTTGTTCTGTGTGAAGATGTTCAATTGTGTTTTTGATTGCCGTTTTCATTATACCTTCAGATTCTGAAATGCAATACCAATCTTCAATAATATTATATAACATTCTCCATTCTCCATTTTGCGGTTGGTCTGTTTTCATTTTATGATGTTGTTACAGTTATGCTTTTTGCCACCAAATCAATCACTGCTTGATCTCCATCATATCCACCTGAAGATCCATCTGGTGCATCATTACTTCCTTGAATTCTGATTGTTCTTCCAGTATAATCACCACCAGCACTTTCACCAGATACGTGTGCAGCTAAATCAACCAATATATGATTGACATCAGCAACATCCATGTTGTTGTTTCGTAAATCAACATCAACATTATTGAATGCAAACATGTCAGACAATACCGACATATTAAAATAATTCAAATCATTGCTAGAAAATATGTAATTCGTATATGATAACACTGTTATTGTTGGTAATGTAATACTTGTTAGATTTAAAGATGTAGACACCTGTAAAGTATTGTAAATACTGCTAATTCCACTTAAATCCACAGAAGTTACAGCATCATTGTTTGATATTGTCAACATTCCAGATCCTGCTGTGGTTGTGGGGAAAAGTATAGACGTGACTAATGCATTGTTTTTTACCCTAAATTCACAAGAACCTGAAAATTTTGTGAATACAGACAAATCAATGATTGTGTTTGAAACTACATCAATTGTAAGGTCATCAAGCGTTCCAGTTCCTATTCCTGTTGGTGCAGTAAATTCACCAGAACCTTCATGCCTTAAATAGCAATTTGTGTCTATTCCTGTAAAACTAGACAAATCAACATCTGCAGTTCCTTGAAATCTTAAATAATTCAGATCAACATCAATTCCAGTTCCTAAATCTAATGTTGAACACACAGTGTTGAAACGCATTTGCAAATAATTACACTTAGGATAATTTTTCCAATTGAATGTGGTTATGACACTATTTTGCAATTGAATTTCATCAACTGTGTTTGATATTGGTGCATCAATCAATGTTGCTAATGGATTTCCATTCAAATTGATTGTCCCTGATAAATCAGTCAATTTTGAAAAATCAATGAATGTAATTTCTATGTTTTGCCAAGATTGTGCCGCGTTTGTGATCAAAGAAGTATCTTTGCAATAAGCAATGACAGTTTTTTCACTTGTGTCTGACCAGTTAATAAACGTAACACTGTCACCAACATAAAAATCCACACCATCCGTCCATGTCACTTGATTTCCAACAGGATCACTGTTTGTGATGTCAAATAAAGTTGCTGCATTGTTCTTAGATTTTACAATCAAAGCAACATTGACTTCAATTGCATTAATTCCTGCAGATCGTATGAATGAAGATAATGCCATCATGCTTGTGTATTTCCTGAAATTCTTGCTGTATCGGATGCAATTATTGCAATTGAAATAATTCCATTTCCTGAAATTTTATCTGATGACACGTTTATTGTTTTGATTGTCACGCCAGCTGAAATGATGTTTTGTGCTGTTGCATTATCTAGTGCAACAGAAAACTGTGAACCAATAGCCAATCCAGTTGGAATTGTAAATGCACCAGATCCTGTTAGTTCAATATGTTTTCCTGCATCAGCTGCAACCAATGTATATGGCAAAGCCTCTGTTTTAACCTGCAACACCCTTGGCAAAGCTGCATCACCATCAATCAACGTGGCATCACTGATTTTTGAATTTAGTTGTGCCAATGTAGAAGATGAATGTTCTGAACCACCAATTCCATGTGATGTTGGTGTTCTTGCGTCATGCATTCGTGAATCATTACTTTGAACAACTTTATCGGCTGCAGATTCACCATCCGTTGCAAGTTCCACCACACCTGTTGTTGTTGTGGTTGCTGCTTGTTTTATGTTGCCAAATGAAGTTGTAGCATTTGCCACATCTGAAAGGTTGTTGGCTGCAAGCATATCACCGCCACCACCACCACCAATTGCACCAAGCAATTGAAAATATGAAGAGGTGACAACGCATGAATAAAAAATACCAGATTTTAATTCACCTGCAGTGATGTCAACAAGTGAACCACCACTTTCTTTTTTCAAACCTCTTTGACCTAAACCACTAACATCAATCAAAACTGCACCCGTGTTTGTCACATCAACCTTGATCAACAAAATAGTTCCTTCATCATATGCATTCAATGCAGATGCAGGTGTTCCAGAATATTGATTGGAAGCATCTTCAGAAAGATCTGTGAAATTGTTTGAAAGTGCTTTTAAAGTATCTGAAACATCTTTCAACAGAGGATTGTGTACTGTTGGAGTAATAGAACCAACAGTGTTTTCAACTATTATAATATCAATTTGTGAAATTAAGTCGTTAAAATCGCGAACTGCCATAATTTTATTTTATACATTAATTGCATCCACATTCAATGAAGCTGCACCAACGGTGAAATCGTTCGGTGTTCCACCTGTAACTTGTGCAGTAACTTTGACAATTGTGTTTGATGTGTAGGCAATCCCGCCAATCTGCAATGAAACTGGCGTGTCATTATCAAGATCATGATCTTGATTAATTGAAATACTATGAACTTCAACCCCGTCATTATAGATTCTAAATTTATGAATTGTTGTTCCTGTTCCTGCTGTGTTCCCTGTTGCACATGAAAAGCTAATGTGTAAATCATCCCAATTGTTAGATGCATCAAATGTAAACGTGACCAGATCCAATTCTGTTGTGTTGATAGTAGAATTGGCCAATGTTGTTGATGATTGCCTTTTGACACCGTTTCTTGAAATTTTATCAACTAGCGCATCAATTAATTGATATCCATTTGCAACATTGTCTGGATTCCCGTTTGCAGTAATGGATGCATCAATCAATAATTTCTGAAAAAACTGAATTGCATCACCTGTGACTTCTTCTGTCCAATCTGTACCCGGTACAGCACCAACGGTGTTTTTCACTCTTGTGTTTGGATAGTTTCCTGGATCAGAATTGTCAATGTTTGGTTGAACTGATAAATCTCTTGCCATTTTTTATTTTTTTATGTTATACAAAGTTAATTATTTTTTTCATATAGATTTAAATACTATATGCACTACTATATGCACTACTATATGCAGCACCATCAAGAACAAAGAATGTGAAACCTACAGTTTGAACAGGTTTAATTTTCAATACTAACTGCCTTAATTCCAAATGCCTGCTTGCAGGTATGTTGGCAAATGATCCCGGTGTTGGTCCACCAATGAAAAATGTTGATTTCAACGCTTCTTCATAATTAAACAAATCACCAAGATTAAAACCGCCCAACCTATTATTTCCTAGCTGGGAAATTGTTGTGATGTCAAAAAAATCATTTTCTGATTCTGGATCAATATTGTTTGCAATTACATCAAATTCACCTTTTTCTGATGGAACACCTTTCAATTCCTCTTCACCTAAACGAAAACCACCCAATTTGATATTGTCAATCAAATATGTTTCAGGATCAACAACGCCATACTTGTTTGGATTGCTGATTTCTTCACCAAGATTGTTTTCCCCCAAATTAAAAACACCCAATGAAAGTGGAATTATTGGATCCAACAGAAATCTGTTTTCATGCACAAACACATTAAAACCTGCATCTTGCAATTGGCCTTGCAAATACATATAATTTTGACGCGCCTTGATTGTGCCGGGATGATTCATTTTCCTTTCAATAGCCAATTTTCGACTATTCAAATCAGTTGCACTGTTTGTGATCAACCCCAATCTCCTTTCCCAATTTGATGCATCTTCAGTTGTAAAATTGTCATTATCTGGCAAAATTGAATCAAGCAATGAAACAGCACTGGCATATGCATCAGATTCACTTATGGCCAACCCTTTGTGCACTTTTTCAATTGTGCTTCCAAATGGGATTCTGAATGCACGTCCTTTTGGATAAAGGCGTTTTGTTAAGTGTGAAATACGCCCGTTAAACATATACAACTGAATTTAAATGTCCAATGTTCCCATCAATCAATTGCAAACTTGCTGTTGGCACAGAATCAATTTCCAGTCCAAGCGAATCAAAAACACTTCCGGGAACAGCTTCATGAACAACAGAAATCAATTTGTTTTCGCTGATTATGTCATTTCTATTGGATAACACATCAGCAGATGCAACAAATGGTCTGGCACTATTAATGAAATCTGTAATTGCATTTTGAATACTTGTTTGAATTTCAGGTGTCAAACTTTGGTATCCTGTAATTGTCACATCAACTTCTAGTATTGTAATTGGATCAAATACAATATTAAAAACGCCTAATGGCCTTCGACCACGTTCATCCAAGTCTTTTGTTGTGTCTGGATCCCGTTCAACAACCTCTTCAACATCATCCAATATTGCTTGTGATGGTGTTCCTTTTCCATCTGTTGAATCTGCAATTGTTGCTTCAACATAAATGATCAATTCATTATTGTATCCTTTTCTGGTGTATGGATAAACCTTTTGCACGCCTTGTGCATCAGCAGCCCAAATACGATAATCAGAACCGGCACCACCTTGTGGTTCCAATTGATACGCCTCAATTGCTTTTGATCTGTAATCTTCAACATCTTCTGCAGCCAAAGGTGTGATTGTCTCAGATGAAACCGTTGCAACCTTGTCAATGTTTGGAATGGGTGCTGTTAATGTCATTTGATCATTGATTGCAAGTTGACTATCCAAACCAGCTTCCAATGCACGCACTGTGATTGTGTCAGAAGTTGTCACCATGGTATGATCTGAATCAACCACAAATTGTTTTGCAGGATTCAATGAAGAATCATTACTTTTGAATGTTGTGTTGGCCTTAATTACTGCACCAATCGTTCCCGTCACAGTTACATCATAACTTCCAGATTTTGCCGTAAAAGGCAAACGCCCCAACTTTACCAACCCAAAACGTTCAAGCGTTCCACCAACAGAAATGGGTTCAGCTAGATCCACAAATATATTCCGTTGGATGTTTGCAATTGCCAAATAATAAAGTTTTAATTTTGCTGCTTGGACCATTGCAAGTGGAATCAAAAACACCTTGCCAAAAAAATCATTTGTAATTCCTATTTCAGATTTTAAATCTGCCAGAATTGATGTGTATAAATCATTTATTGTTGGTATTTGTACAGCCATTTTACTTCAATGTTATTTCTTCAATTAATTCCTGTTTTGTTGCATCCCAAATGAACTGAAAAGTTTTTTCTGTCAAATTGCCTGGTTCAGTCAACAAAATGTCAATTTGAACCCTATCATCAGAAACAATGGAAACATCAACACCAACCCTTGCAAGGGCTGACATAAATTCAAGATCCTTTTTCACCGCTTCTTCAATTTCAATCCTTCCTGAACTATCCAATGATACATTGTTCAGTGTGTTTTCAGTGGTTGAATTAAACTGCAGTTCAGTGTCATTTGGAAGCAACAACCCATTCCCCCAAAAATCAGATCTTTGTTCACTTTCAATTTCAGATCCAGTGGTGGATGCATCTGGATTTCCACCAAATAAAGCCAGATAAACCATGTTAAAAATGGAATCTGTCATTTCAATGTCATTTCCAAGCAAACGAACATCACCGCCAACACCGCTTTCAAAAATCATCAAATCTGTCATTGTGCAATTCCCATTGTTGATGTTGTCATCACTGGAATTGGTTCACCGCTGACATCAACATCAGTTCTGTCATTTGGATCTTTCACAGTTATTCCAACATTCGTTTGTGTAATTTTTTCCAACCTGCTTGTCAAACCGTCCTGTTCTGCTTGTCTGACACTCAGTGCTTCTTTTTCACCACCAGCACCTGTTGCATCCACGTCCAATCCTAAATCATCACGCATCCTTTGAATTGCTTCAGCACCTTTGGTTGCAATGTCCATTCCAGGTATGCTTCCAACAATTTCCAATAATTGCTGCAGCGGCATCAATAATGAATCAATCAAAACTTTTCCAATTGCCTTCATTCCTGACAAAATACCGCCCTCCTTAAATGACTGAACAACCATGTCCCAATTCCTTCTGAATGACATTATTAAATTTATTATCATCCCTAATGGCCCCAAAACAAAAGTCAATGCAGCACCCCATTCATTGTATTTTACAATAATTGTAGTAATAACAGCAATCAAGGCAATTATTCCAATGATTATCAAACTAATAGGATTCAAATTCATTATAAATGTCAGCGCTGTTTGTGCTGAGGTCCATAGCCATGTCGCTGCAGTAACTGCTTTAGTAACCAAGCTATATGTGGCCATCACACCCGTGACAATAGAAACAACTGTTGCCACACCCGAAACAACAAAGGCTAACGCTCCTATTGCTGCAGTAATAGAAACAATTGTTGCTAATAATTTAGGATTATTTTTGGCCCACTCCATAAAACTTTCAACCAAAGGCATTATTTTCTTGACCGCCTTGTTCACCATTGGGATCAAAGTTGTTCCAATGGTGATGGTCAACGCTTTCATGTTGTTTTCTGCCAATTGAGCCGCTGCAGCACCTGTTTTGTTTTGTTTATTGAAAGCCTCTTCAACTGCATTTGCACCTGTTGTCATATCTTTCAATGTGTTCACATAAGCTTCTTGTGTTGAACCTGTCAATGATGTGACCGCTGCACCAGCTTCCGTTGAACTCCAAACTTTCCCCAGATTTAAACCAAGTTCTTTCCCTTTTTTGTTTACCTCTACAAAGGCACCACCCAATCCACCAAATTTTTGAATCAATTCTTTTTCAGAAGTAACCCCAAGGGATTTGAAAATCTTTTCCATGTCCTTGGTTGGTTTCTGCAATGCCACAACTGCAGCCCTTAATTGTGTTTGTGCCTGCGCAGCTGGCGTTCCAACTGTTGTAAGGGCTGCAGTTGCAGCTTGGAAATCTGCCAATTTCACACCAGCTGATTGAATGATTGGCGCGGTTGATCCAAATGCTTGCGCCAATGCACCAATAGTTGTTTTTCCAGCCTTTGATGTTTTAAATAAAATATCCTGTATTTCTGCAGCTGACAACCCTTCTGATGCAAATGCATTTATTGCTGAAGTCATGATGTTTGTGGCTTCAGCCGTTGAACCTATACCAGCCACACCCAATTTTGCTGATGCAGACAATGTTTCCATTGCTTTATTGGCTGGAATACCTGCAGAACGTATGTCAAAAAGCGAAACAGTTAAATCATCCAGAGCAACAGGAAGTTTTGTTGACATTTTCAAAACTTCCTGACTCATATCAGACATGCTTTCCTTATTCGTGTCAATTAGTGTTGAAACATTTGACATTTGACGTTCAAAATCCATTGCAGATTTTGTTGCAATTCCCAAAGGTGCAGCGATAGCAAAACCAATGCCAGCAGAAACCTGTGCTGTTTTTTTCGCGCCGCTGCTGATGCTACTTAAACGCCTATTCAACCTAGATGCACCAGCTGCAGAAGTATCCGTGAATCCCTTCACGGATTTGGCCATCTTATTAACTGGGGCAGTTATTTTATCAACGGCTGTAAATACACTCGGAATTGTTAAGGCACTCATTTTGTTTTTTCCTTCAATTTTTTCTGAACTTCATCAATATCATTGTACCAAAATTCCAATCCATGATGATCAATTTTGTCAACATAAAGTTCATCAACAACATTTGGAATCCAATGATGTTCTCTGACAACACTTTTTATCATGTTAGTCAAAGAACGCCTATCTACAGGAAAAAAGCCGAAATTGCATTTGAAACCCTTGTATCTTCAGAATCCAGATCTTTCAGCAATCCCATGCTTTCAGATGTTAATGCAGCTGTGAAACAACGAATTGTTTCAAAACTTGATGGATCTTTCAGGTGCTTCAACCTTGAATCAGCCTCTGATGTTTTCATTCTTGGTTTGAATGTCAATTTTTCCAACATCACTTTCCCTTCAGAATCTTCAAGTGGCCATTTCAATGTGTATATAAAATTCAATTTATCATCCAGCACCAAATGACCTTCAAAAATTGCATTTTGCATTGTTTTTATTGAAGATTCCTGTTCTGATCGTTTTTCCTGGTCCACTTTTTTGAAGTCCAACCATTTCAAAACCTCTGTTTCTGCAATTTCACGTGTTACTTTTCCCATTATACCAAATTTTCCTTTATTAATAATTAACCACTAATTTTCTTTAGTTCACCACCCCCGGCAATAACCAAAGGAAATGTTGCTGCACTTCCTGCACCTTTAAGATCACCAACCGGTTTTCCTTTTCCTTTGTAGACCGTTCCATTAATGAATGAAAATGTCCAATCACCCTGTTCAGGATCTGAAGAGAGTGAAACAGCAAGTTCCAAATCTTCACGGTTGTTTGCGTCCCATGATGCAACAAATGATTGTTTCCATCGAACCCTTTTCATGATGTCAATCATTTCACCACCGCTGTCAACCATGTTGTCATCATCTTCTGAACGGTAACCGCCCAAATCACTTTCATGATCTTCTGCAGATTTCACAAAGAAAACACCAGTTCCTTTTGTTGGATGGTTGAATGTCACTTCAACCATATCGCCACCTGTATTTGCCATATTTTTTTAAGTTTTAAAGATTAATATTAAGCCTGACCAAAATTAAATCCAGCCGTCACAGTTGTGCTTGCAATTCTCACTGTTCCAGATCTTTTGTATGAAAAAGTAGTGTCAAGCCGGTCCGGATTTGTAGCATTCAATTCTGTCACAATGGATGCTTGCATGAAAGGAACATCAGAAATCAATGCACGCCTTCCAAGTTGTGTTGACAAATCATCAACCAATGCTTTCCATTGCTTTGGCTTGATCACATTTGACGCGCTGACAACATCATCATCAGCTGCAATTGCATGATCAACAACATGAATTTGTTCTTGTAAGAAATAAGAATACCTAATGTTAAAATCAATATTGTTTAAGTTTCTTACATATCTGTATGCTGGTGGAACTTCACCATCTGGATGATATGTTGTCACCAAATCTTGTATTTGATACCTACCTGAAACCAAATCAACTGTTGAACTTCCCTTTTTTACCAATATATCCCTTTGTGAATGCGTTGACATTGGACCAATGTCACCATCAGATGGAACAGGCATATCAGAATAAAAATGTGCATTAACATCCAAATGTGGTGTGTTATTGGCTACCGTTGCAGCCTTAACCACCATGTTTGCAGCTGCTTCCATTTCTAGTCCTGGTGAATTTGGTGCAGGTGCACACGAATTTGTCACCTGTGATTTTCTTGCAGCAACATCAGTCAGTGTTGATGGATCTTCTGATAAATCACCATAAACAGCAATGAACGGTTTGAATATTTTTCCATCATATCTTCCTGTAGGATTTGTTTGATCTGGAACCCCGTTGAAATCTTCTAATTCAACAAAAGTTGATACTAATGTGTAAGGATTACACACAAAAGTGTTCCATTCATTATTGAACATGTTTAATGATGCAGTCACGCTTGGTGTTCCTGCACCAGATGCAGTTGATGCAACACCATATGCCATACCAACTGCAGCATCATTTGTGTCAACTTCAATACTAATTCCTTCAGATGTTAATCCAGTCCATTTGGCAGTGCAATCCACCTTTGCTGTTGCATCTGATGCAATAACAGGTGCAGCCAAAACACCATTGATTGTATCAATGATTTTTGCAGTGATGGTTGTTGGTGTGTCACCAGTCACAACAGTAATGTCATAACGGCCACCATCAATTGATCTCCTTCCATTTATCACCAATGTGTGTGTTGCATTTCCTGTTGCCGTTCCAGTTGGTGTGATTTGCAAAACAGATGCAACAGAACCGCCTGCAGCGTCTTGTGCATATACTACAACAGGAACCGAACCAACACCGCCACCTTGCAATGGTTTTAATATCCTATACATGTTGTAAACTGGTGATCCATATCCATATTTCACGCCAACATCCTGAAGTGTTGGATTTTCAAGTGGATCAGTGATTGATGCACCTTGATTTGCTGTGTTTGCTTCACCTAACAATGCGATCCTTTGCGGAAGATTGGGTGAAACTGTTGAAAAATCACCTTTTTTCAATTCATAGCCAATTATCCTGCTGACAACATCAATGTCAATTGCTGTACTTAATGTCATTTTTTCATTTTTTTAATTTAACAAATATACTTTTTTCTAATAATATTTTTTAATAATGAGCAATACAATGTTTAAAAATATTGTTTTATTTCAATAACCTTCTACAATTAAACTTGAGAATATTATATTTTTTATCCTTGATTTTCTCCCATCTTTCAAAAAAATGGTCACCGGAAAAAACAGTGTTTTCAATTATTTCACCTTTTTTCAAAACCAAATCTTCCAACACAGGTAGTGATGTATTTTTTTTGAACCGAATTGTTTTTCCTGCAAAAGTGTATCTGACTGAACATTTTGGGCTGAAAGAAAAAACGGCACCAAGTAATTGCAATACTTTTTCAGGTTTGGAATAAATTGCTTGAACTTTTCCAGGATCATAATCAGCAGATTTTAGCATTTCCCAATCATATCTTTTTTTAAATATTGATACATATATTTCCATAAATAAAGATAATTTGATTAAAAAAGGCATATATACAATCCAATTTTTGTCAAAAGGAAAATTTATCATGCAAAAAATTTCATCAATTATTTGGCATGTTGATAAAAAAATTATATACAATAAGGAAAATAAACTTGCTATTTTTTTTATTGACTTGGAGTAAAGAAAAACCCCTATAAAAGCCATCAAAAATGCGTCTGATATATAATAAATGTAATCAGATAATGCAGGAACATACATGTCATTTGACAAAATTTGTTCTTGGCTATTATCTATAAATAAACATATACTTCTTATTAAAAAAATAAAAGATGCATATATAATAACTGAATTTTCATCTATTATTTTGATTATTTTTTTCACCCCTTTCCCCTTCTTCTTCCTGGTCTCCTTTTCGGTTTGCCATTTTTATCCACCTTTCTTTTTATTTCAGAATCCCTTTCTTTTTTTTTGGTATCAGAATTATTTTCTTCCTTTTTTTTAATTGCAGAAAGTCCTTTTATTATTGATCCACTTTCTTTTTCTTTTTTTATCATAATTTATTACAAATTGTTTATATAATTATACATATCCTGAACAATATAGTCATGAATTTCTTGACTATATCCGTTGTCAATATCTAATTGGGTGACAGTGCCAATTTCATGTTCTAAATAATACAACGCAGGCTTCCAATCACCATTATTCAACCTGCTTTCAACTTTTTCCAATCGATTATAACAATAATTAATATTTGAATCAGAAAGGATTCCATCCTTGTATCTTACACCAAAATATTTTGCTTTTGCTTCAAAAAAATAATTTTGGCCATCTGCTTTCATCTGTTCAAATTCCTTTATTATTTCGTAATCTTCCAAAATATCATCAGAATTGAGCGTTTCATAAAATGAAACTATATCATTTTGAATTTCTGCTGATGGTTGATTCATGAAATTCAAAACAATTTTTGCACCCATTGCGCCACCAATATAATTGGGCTTATAATTTGTTTTTAACCAATGGAAAAAAAACTTAGGATCAGCCTGTTCATTTATTTCTAAAATCTCTAATTTATACATGTTTTTATTTTTTTACAGCGTACACCGTCAACTTCATAAACCTTGCAAACTTCTGGCCTATCATTATAAATAGAACACAATCTAGTTTCCATGTTAAGCAACTGGCAAAATCCTTGTTGATTTTTTAAAATAATAGCATGATTTTCTTCGTACATTTTATCCAAAAATGAGATCCTGTTGGCATAATTAGGATATTGATCAACAAAAATAGTTGATCTTTTTTTCAAATTCCCCCCAAAACCCAATTTATTTAAATTGAAAAATTCCTTTTTAGTCAGATCAATTTCCAACTTGCAGCAATTTGATTTGCAATTAATACAGGCATTTATTTCCATGTTGCAATCCAAATATCACCATTCAACCATGTAGCAGAATCATCCAAAGTGCTCAAAAATAAAGTAATTGTTTCACCAGAATTCAAAGAAACATTTCCCCACGTGCCCTGGATCCCGTTGCTTTTATTCTTTTTTGCGTGTTGGTTCAATATTGCATCAGATAATGGCCCCATTGTCCCATCAATACCATACATTAATTGGATGGCACCATTGTCTTTGTTTAAGTCTGTTCCAATATCTACTTTCCCCCCTATTATATACACACCATCTTCAGGAACTTCAACTTCCAATGTTCCTGAAGTTGGAACGCATTCAATCAGACTGTCAAATGCTGCATCAACAGTCCCCCCGCCTGTGTTCGTATCTCGTTCATGATAGTATTTTTCTGAAATCACCGTTGCCTTTCCACTACCTTCATCAACAACGCTTGACCCGCCTTCAAAATTCAAAGTATCAACAACGGTTCCAACAGTAGAATCATTTTCTTGAATTATGATATTAGATCCAGAACCAGTGTCACCTTTTTCCCCTTTTGCCCCACTTAATGATATTATTGAAAAACTAGAATCTGAACCCTGGAATGTTCCAGTTGCTGCACTTGTTATTTGACTTTCAATTTGAATTTGAATTTCTACATATTGACCAGAATTCAATTTCAAAGGTGATGGTGTTGCTGTACATGTCCAAAAATCACTGGATGCACCCGCGTTTCTTATATACGCACTTCCATAAGGCTGTGACTGAACAACTCCGTCTATTAATATTTTTATGACAAATTGCGTCCTTTGCTCTGCTGATGTTGTACGGATGTTTGCATTAATTTGATAGGTACCATCTTCATCAATTACAATTCTGCTATTGTTTACCGTATTGCTATGAGAAAAAGGAGAATCTTTTTCTGTTTCAACATCCCAATTCAAAATTGTTGGCGTGCTTTGTATAATGGTTGAAGTATTATCTGTAGATGTTAAATCAATAATTGGAAGGTTTTCAACATCAACCGCTGAATTTGTCCAAATTGCAGATCCCGCTGTGTTATCAACAAGATAAAAACTTTCTTTTGATGTGGTGTTTATCCAATGTTTGCCGTTTTTATACCCCTGTGTTGAATCATCATTTGATGTTGGATCAACAGTATCTTCAACGGGAATTGTATCTTGTAAAGCTGCAGAAATATCATCCAGATTTGAATCCCATAAAACCCCGGTCCAAACATAAATTCCTTTTGAATAAAAAGTCCCCCCCAAACCACCAGGCAACCATGATGTTCCTTGACTATTCAAAACATATGCTTGATCACCAAGTGTTGCAGTTGGGTATTGCGTTGTTAAATCATCATAGTCATCAAAGTTTCCAAGGTGACTGTGATTTGCATTTTTGGGACTTAACTTAAAAAAAAAATTCTCTGTCAATTCTGTGAACAAAGTGTCTAAATCAGAAATTGCAATTTCCGTGGCATCAGCCCGGATGACCTTTTCAACTTCATCAACCGGAAATGTGTCAACCACACCGCCGTCTTTGTGTTTCACAATGCATTGATTTCTTGAAACATCCTTTTGAACAATTGCATCTGGATTCCTGGACAATATATCAATACCATCTTTGGTGACAATCACATTTGTGTTTGGTAATTTCTTTAAAATTATTGAATCAGCCATATTGCAAATGTATAAATTTTAAAACATATTATATTGGATCCGCTGAAATTTGATGTCCTTTCCCCGTTTCACCAATCTGTGCTTTTCCAACATAATCATCAATAGGATTAGCCGTCAATAATACAGCACTATCTGTAATCCTAACCGAAAAAGTCAACCTTCCCATCACAGCATTGGTTCCTTCTTTGATTTCGTTTGGATCACCAATTGCCATGTCATCAAATTCAGTTCCACCAATTCCTGCAGGTTTTACGGTGATTCCAAGTGTCCTATATTGTGGATCTTCTAAAATAACCATCACGCGCCCCATCATTTTATGCAACCTATGTTCAGCACGTTCATCAGCGCGTTCAACAGAAGTTGTTTTGGCTTTTGCATAGACATCAATTAAATATTTATACGAGCCATCACCAGAACTTGTTGTGTTGGTGTCTGGATTCCCACGTGACAAACGCACATTGATTGAAGGAATTTCAACTTTATCAATTGGCACAAATCGACTTGTGAAAACTTTTGGATGTGTGGATGGATCTGAAGCCAACACTTCTTGATTATCAAATTCAGTTTGTAAAATTGCAGCAATCAAATCCCTTACAACTTCAAAACCCTGTGATGGTATTATATAATTCAGTTTTGCCATTATTCAAAATCACCTAAAATCATAACAATCACACCAACTTTTTCATCCGGATATGATTCACGAATCACATACCTTTTCAAAACACCTGAACTGTCAACCCATTCAACACGGTGGTTCACCATGTCAACTTCTTGATCAGAATCCCGGACCACATAACCAGCATCAACCAATAATTCTTCAGAAATAGAACAATGTGAATTTTTGCTGTTGACAGTCAGACCTTCTGTGTCAATATTTATATGATGTTTGACCGCAATTCCAGACACATCAACAGATGTCACACCATCTGGTGTGGTCACCTTGATGGCTGTACCCCAACCAGCAACATCACCTGAAAAACGTTTCCAATCAGATTGCGCACGATCAGTGAAACTGGGCATTATTTACCACCCTTTTCTTGTGCTTTCTTTTCTGCTTCCAATGCTTCTTCAGCTTCTTTTAAAAACTTGGCATCATGTTCTGCACGTTTGGCCGCTTTTTCATAAACCTTTTTTAAACTTGCGTTGCCTTTATCTTTTGCCAAATCCTTTGCAATTGATTTGGCTGACTGATCAGAAGATTCTGAAACACGTTTGCATTCCTTCACCTTTCCTTCTAAGTTGATTATTTTCTTTGCCAATGCACGCTTTTCTTTTTCTGCTTTAATTTTAGCAACTTTTTCTTCACTTTCAGCTTTGTCTTTTTTTGACAATTCAGTTTCAGCTTTTTTCAGTTTGTCAGATTGCGCTTTTGTTGCTGGCTTTAGATGTTTAGATTTCACCAATTGTTCTGCAACACCTTCTTCAAAATCATTTTCATCAACCAAATCTTTGTTTGTGAAAATTTTGTTGCTTTTACCGCCAACGTTTAAACAAATTACTTCATATTTTTTTCCCATTTCTTTACAGTTTAAAAAAAAAGGTGATGAATATTCATCACCTTTTTTAACAAATTAACAAAAAATTATGACAATACTTCTGCAGTCCAAACCTGGTCAACTGCAGTCAATATTGCAACACCCGCAGATTTCACATCAACATTGTGTGCAGTGTTGATTTCATCCAAAGTTTCACCAATTAAAAATGCACCACGTTCACCAGAAACACCAGCACCAACATCAGCTTTTTTTCCTAATAATCTTGGAACAGATGCAAATCCAAAATCAAACTTCGGATTTTCAGGAAGAACAATGACTTTCTTTGGATCAATATATGGATTATGTTCTTGACTTTCCGTGTCATAAAATTCTGGATATGTCCAAATCAATGTTTCATATGAACCAATCGCAGCCACACCATGAAGTGTTGCACCTGTTGCTTGTCGTTGTGGCATTCTCACATCAATCAATTGAAATCTTCTGAGATCTGCAACATCTTTGATGTTTGAATTATTTTTGTAAGCTGCAAACGCTTCTTTTCCCATTATGGTGTTGTACATACCGCCAGAAACCTTTCCTTCAGTTCTTAAAAATTCAGCACCAGATTCCAATACTGAATTTGGATCAACTGAACCTGAAGAAAAATCAACACCAGCACCATATGCAATTAATGAACCTGCTTTTCTTTTATAGTCAATATTTGTTCCATTGCTCAATGTCACGATTCCTGTATGCAATGCCTCACGACATTGGACTTCATATGATCTTTCAATTTTCATTATCAATGCAGCAACTTTTTCTGCAACATCTTTCAAAAACTCGGCAAACACGTTTGTGTTTATAGTGCCTTCAGTATTCCAGATCAAATCATAAAGATCCAATTCTGTTGCATCAAGATATTCATGATAATATGGTGGTAAAAATGTTTTCTGTGAACTTAATGAAAATTGATTTCTGTTTCCACGTGTTCCACGCTGAACATCAACGGCAATCTTTTCAAACCCGCGCATCACTGCAATTTGAACATACTTTGAATTTGATGTTTTGGTTGGGAAAAACGATCTAAGGAATGCTGTTGACATGGTCATGTCCTTATATATGGCAATCACTTTTGTTGTGAAAATACCCCTTGCATGAAGTGTGCTAATTACGCCCATTTTTTTTACTTTTTTATTATTATTATTATGAATTGTCGGATTTTGTCATTTCAAAACCGTCAACCAATTGAATCCCTTTTGTGTCTGCAGCAATTCTGTCTTTGATAGGTCTGCCATCAATTAATGTGTCAACCGTATCTGACCCATCCAGAATCAATTTGCTTTCAACCACATCACCCGAAATGCACACCTGAACAGTTTCTTCACTAGTATCTGCCAAATCAGTCACTTCAGTCGCTAAAATACCAACCGGAATTTCAGATCCATCACTTGCACCAGATGCAACGGGCACCAGTTTCAAACTTGCTGAAACTCTACCAAGTAAAGTGCCCGGCAAAAAGGTTTTCACACCACCACTTGCATTCAAAAGTGTTTCCGTTTCATACCTGTTTGAAAATACAAAAATCTTTGATATATCATACTCAACATGCAATTGATTTTCACCCTGTGTTTTTATAGTTCCTGTGCTCATGATTATTTAATTTTTTCGTTAATACCAAGTTCAGCATCCAATTCAGCTTCTGCAGCTTCTGCAGAAATTTCAGATTCTGTTTTGGGTTCGCCAACAGGTGAAGTTTCAACAGGTGGTGTGTTTTCTGATTGTGCATCATTCACCAAACCTTTTGACACCTGTGCCTTTACAAATTCAGCCATCTGTGTTGCTGACAAATCTTTGCCTGAATTGATCCCTTCAACAACTGCTTTTGGATCTGCATCAACAAATGCCAAATATGCCCCAATTCTGTCTTTTTCAGCTGCAATTCCAGCTTGTTTTCCAGCTGCAAGCACTTCAGCATACAATGCAGGGTGTTCAGCTTTTAATGTATTAAGATCCATTTTTTTCTGTTTTTTTGGATTAGTAATATTTTTTTCATTCTTAATTTCTTTTTTCACAGGTGCACCACCTGAATATTTTGCTGCAACTTGTTCCATTTTAGAATCCAAACTTGCTTGTTTTTTTGGTGTAATATTTACAATCCTGTTAATCAAACCAATCTTTTTTGCTTGTGATGCAGTCAGAAATACATCCTTTCTACTATCCATAGAAAAAATTTCTTTAACAGTCACACCAGATATTTCTTCAAATTTATCAACATCAACTTTTGCTTCAAATGCTCTTTGTAAATCTTTGTTAATATCATTAAGGTTTGATCTTAATTCTTCAGTGAACAAACTGGAATCTTCAAACCATTCAGAATATGCAGCACGATGAACAAGGAATTGTGACACATTGAGTGCTTCAACATTTTCTGCATAAACACAAAAAAACATTCCTGCAGAATGTGCTTTTCCATCTACTTTGACAGATTTGTTTCCCTCAAATTCTCTGAATTTTGCAACCATTCCCCAACCATATTCGGGGGAACCGCCATTTGTGTTGATACGCACAATAAGATCACTAGCTTCTTTGATCTCATTTACCGATGTAATAAAATCAAAGGCCGAAACATCATTGATACTTCCATAAATTAAAACCTCATTTGTCATATTACGTGCAAATATATAAAAATTTTACAATCAAATTCCAATAATTTTAAAAAGAACACATTTCAATAAATTGTTCAAAAGTGATTTCGCCTGTTGCCAACATATATGATCCAAGCAAAACAACAACGCCACCAATAATGGATCCAATAATTCCAGAATAATCAACATTCCCTTCACCGCCAATTTCAGATTCCATGTTTTCCTTTTTGTGTGCCTATAAATGTACATTTCAAAAGTTTGTTTCATTTTTGCGGTGTTTGTAAGTATGATATATTTTACTTTTTTAAAGTTGAATTAATCCAGGTTTTTGCATCTTTTTCATTTACAAATAATTTTGCCGGAATCCTTGGTGGAATTATCATGGAAAATAAACTATATAATAAAACAATGAATTTAGAATTTACAACAATAGCCATTTTGATTACATCATCAACAGACTCATTTCCGCTCAAATAACTCACAGCATCCATTTTGAAACCTTTTACCTTTCTTATGTCAATAATAAACGGATATTTTTTTCCGCGTGTTAAGCTTTGCCTGACTTTCACAATTTCTTTGGCTATTCGCAAATTGATCACAATTGACTTGTAATAACAGTAGTAAATGCCATCAACTATACTCATTTGAATATAATCATTATCCATTTTCAGCATCTTTTAATTTTTTTTGGAGTTCTTCATAATCTTGCAAATCCTTTTTCTTCATTTCAAGATCAAATTCTTTTAATTCGCGTCTAATTTTAAGCATCTTTATTGAAGAAATTAACATGATGACACCACAAACAGAATAAACCAATTTTACTAATTCACTAGCACTTTGCCCCCAATTCATGAAGTCGGGAATATAGTTTGTCAAAATGTCTAAACTAGGAATTTGCAAAACTGCACTACATGTTGCAAGGATTATACTTCCCGCCGTTCTCATAATTTCCATTTCCCGTTTTCTAAATAAATAACCAAAAATTAACACATAAAAAAAGGGCCATTTGTATGATTCTTTTCTCACCTTGTAGATTAAATTCTCTAACGAAATTAATAACAGTATAATTTTCAGAATCCATGAAAGCACCTATTTAAAAATAATATTATAAATTAACTGTAAAATCCTAATAATCACTTTATTCTTTATTTGGATTTTCTGATTTTGTTTCTAATAACAAACCATTATTTTTGCCTTCATCTAATTCTTTTGAAAATTTCTTGATATTATTTTCTGAATCACCACCACCCAATGTTTCTGTTGATTTTTCAACAGTTGTCAGTGGTAATTGATCAGCAAGTGGACCAAGTTTGGCCCGTTCTGCTTCTACTTCTTTTAATGGATCTATATGTGGCACATTAGCACCAATAAATCTTCCAGCTTTGTATGCATCCATAGTCATTTGATCACCTGCCAACATTGCAGTAAAATAACCAGGTGCAGAAATGTTTTTGTTCAACACTTCCAGTTCAAACCAATAATCATATAAAGGTTTGTAAAACTGAAAACTGAATGCATCCCTGTCAACTTTAATTGTGTGTTCCCAATCCTTCAATGCTGCACGACTTGCAGAAAAATTTGAATCATATTTTGACAATGCAACTTCTGGTGGAATGCCTATTGCAGCACATGCCATGTGCACATTTGGCAAATAAAAATCACCAAATGTGCCTTCCTGCTTCGCTTCAATGGATTCCATTTTTGCGCCCTGTGGCATATTATAAGTTGATTTATTTGTTGTCACCGCAATATTATCTGCCAACTGTTGGCCTGTTCGATCAATTGCAACATCTTGATCTGCATCAGCATTGATTGATTTTGCAAGTTGTTTGGCCAACGGTGTTTCACCCGTTGAAAATTCTTGATGGACAATTTGATAAACAATTTTTGCCCTCTCTTCAGCACTTCCAACAATAGCTTCTTTGTATCGGTCCAACTTTTTTAGTGTTTCCAATATAGTGGACAAAATCGGAATGCCTCGGTTGTCATCAATCCTGTATCTTAACCCATAAACAAGAAACGCCGTTGTTCTGCCTGTCTTTATTCCTTTGGCTGGTATTCTTTGAAACTCCAATGGGTTTTCCAACCCTGTAATTGCATCACCAGCTTTTTGAACATAGTATGCAACATGTTCACCTTTTTTGTTTTGCTCAATACCGTTTTTAATAGTATTACCACGGGCAATTGCTTTTGTTTCATCATCACCAAATGGTGGTGTTTTGATATGTGCACCATCAATCAATTGCACATTCAGTTTTCCTTTGACAACCCGTGGAATGACAAGAACATCACCTCCCACAATTGCATTTATATAGGTTGTCCTGGCAATTCCATTCAAGTTGTCAATGCCTTTGTAATCAAATAATTTGGAATTACCATATACACGAAAACGATCTTCAACAGATCTTGTGAAATTTTCAATATTTACATTGATGTTTTCATTTTTCAAAATGGATTCAACAGGTTCGCTTTGCCATTTCAACCCATCACCAATGATCCACATTACGTACCTTTTAATGATGGTTGCAGCAACTTCATCATCAAGATATGCCTTCCAGGAACGGTGGCGCAAACCTTCATATTCCAAACTGTACTTTGTGAGAACACCCAATTCACCTTGATTTTTTTCACCATCATAATCCAAATGAAAAACTGGTCTAAAGTTAGATGCTTGATGTGCTTTGATCAGATCGTGTTTCAATGAAGAAACTTCAGATGTCAAATCTTCAACCGCTTTTTTGTTTAACGGATCTTTAAAGAAATCAAGGTTCATCTTCTTAATGATTTTGAATCAACTAGTTTGACATGCCTTCCATTCAGCCTGTTTTCATACATGGTTCGTAGCTTTTCCATTTCATGGATTGACTTAATCACAGCGTCTGTTCCTTTGTATGTAGTATTGATTTTGGTCTGACCATCATCCAGCATGTATGATGTAATATCATCATTCATTGCACTTTTTAGTGCAGTATCTTCCAAGGCTGTTATGACAGCATTGATTTTGTCAATCTTATCACACAAGTCTGTTGCGCTCTGGATGTAAATCAATGTACTGTCATATTCTACCATGTCACAAAAATAGTGAATTTTTTGTCATTTTAATTTTCCCGTGAACAAAAATCTGAAACGGTTGCCAATTCCAGTGCTTGGTGATGGAATGTGTGTTTCTTTAATTTCATAAAGCTGTTCACGCAATTCATCATACATTTTATCATGCTTTTTCACCATGTCGGAAATTCCATCTTGAATAATATCTTGAATTTTTTCAAGGTTTTTGCCTTTTCTAAAAGGGAATAAAAGTTTTGATACTAATTTTTCTGATATATTATTTACAACATCCATCTTCTTTTTGTTTTTAATTATTAATTAATTATTGATTCACTGTAATTTGCACACGCCACGCGCAGTGCTTCACCCTTGTTTCTTGGGTATTCACGCCACAATTCAATTGCAGCATCTGCAATTTTACACCGTTCAATGATGCACTTCTGGTGCACCTTGGATGCCTTACAAACAGAAACATCATATTGTTCCACTTGCATTGGATAGGCAACCACATATAATAATTCATCAACTCCAAGTGCCAACATTTCAAACTGGAATTGCCAAAAGTCAGCATGTTTGTCATGAATTGGTTCATACATTCGTTTAAAATGACCATCCCATGAAACGGTACATTTTGTTTCCAATCCAACAATCTTTTCTTTTTCAAGCCAAAAACAACGACCATCTGCAGATGCACCGCCGTTTGGATATTCTTTGAAAGGTTCAAAACCTACTTCTTCAAAATCTTTAATAATACCATCATCAATCAAACGCTGGATCAAAAGTGGTTCGTGCATTTTGCCGTGGTCCATCTGTTTGCTTGATTTGCTTTGTGATAACAAGCCTGTGTTCCTTTCCATGCCTACATTGTAGATGTATTTTTCAGCTGCAGAACCAAAATCAACAGTCTTTTCAGGATCACCCCAAATTTTATTTTTTGTTTTTTTGCCACATGACATGAATTCCTTTCCTTTAGATCCTGTAAATTTTCCACGCCTGTGTTCCAACCATTCATCAGTCCTTTGCAAATCATCACATGGATCAGTGACGATTTCAGACTGACCAAGCAGATCGAAATCAAGTGAAGTGAATTTTTTAATCATCTTTTTGTCGCAATGAAAAATCTTTTGAAACACGTGCTGTTTGTTCTTCACCATTAACAGTAATCCGGTAAGTTCTGTTTAGATTCCTGCCAAATACATTTCCAAGTGTTGCAAGTGCGTTGCCAACGGCCCTTGCGCGTGCATTTGGAATGTCAAATTCCATTGCATTCTTTTTTGATTTAGACATGATTGCAGCCGTTCCGGTGAATGTGATATGCTGTGCATCCGGATAGTTTGGAAGTGCTAAAATCTTGACAGTGGAACCAACACCGCCAGTGACATTGAAATTTGTTTCGTCGACCACATGCCATTCCTTGAAAACATAATCAGCATTTGCATTCTGGATGAACAAAGGCAAAAATAAATGAACTTTTCCATTGCCCAAATCCCTTTTCTGAATCCATTGTTCATTTGGTGCCTTATCCATAAAAGCATCAAATTCTGCGCGATTTTTAAATGCAAATTCTTCTGTTTCTTTACTCATAACCTTATTTGTTTCGACCACCTTTATTTGGCGGCATTGAATGAACTGTTTGTTTTCTCTTACTTCTTTTTGAATTTGGATCAGCTTTCTTTGCTGTGTTTTTTCTTCCTTTGCTCATTTTATTCAATTAATTGTTAAAAAATATTTCTCCACCATCCAACAGGATTTCACCATCTGCAACTGCAGAATGATCAAAATCACCCGTAATGTTGACGATAATTGTCATGCCTAAACTGGAAGCCATATCATCAAGTAGTTTTTTTGTTTTGTTGTCAATTGGTACATTGTCAATCCAAAGATATCGCATTGCTTTTGGTTTTTTACTAAGCAGATAATTTTGAAGCAACAAGCAAATCATTGGCTTTTGCGTTCCTGAATAGGATGACAATTTGCGTGGTTCCTTGTCTTTATTGCTGAAATACTTTGGATCATACATGCCATCATAAGTCAAATAAATAGACAACTTTTCATCTTCACGGTCCACACAAATCTTCAAACCATCAACACCAGTTTCAACAGATGACAACATTTCAACATATTGATTTTTTAATTTCAACACCTCATTGTTTGCATCACTCCATTCAATGTATGCATCAACCATGTCACACTGCATGTTTGCTTCCTTTGCCTTGTCAATCTTCAACTGTATTTCAGAAACCTTTTCTTCTTTATTCTGATCTTCACCAACCTGTTCTTTTGATGCAGCAATATAATCAGACTTTAATTTTTCCAGTTTTTCCAAAAGATGAAAACCTTGTTGTTCTTGATCCCAACCAGATGATTTTGACACACATTTCCCATCAACATCAAATTGAATCAACTGGTGCTTATCTGACATGGATGGTTCTGGATTTTGAAAATTGTTTTCAATCAACTTTTTTATTTTATCATGACATGGCCCAGATAAAAGCAATTTGTTTTTCATGTTCCAAATTTTGAACAACACATCATCAAATGCATCTTTGTTTCCTTGGTGTTTCATGAATGCATCATCATATTCGCTTTGAATTTCATCATTATCAACACCAAGTTTCAAATTCAAGTCACGCATTTCAACAATCACTGCATCAGCTTGTGTTTTTAATTCCTGAAGTTTTTGAACCTTCTGTTCCTGTGCTGTACTATCAGAATAGACCAGTTTGTTCTTTTCATCTTCCAGTGATGCCAAATCAACACGAACTGGAATTGTGTTTGGTTGATCAATAAAAATCCCAAGTGGTTCCAGCTGATTGGCAAAACCACCAACTTTTTTTCTGTTGTGTTCTTTTTCGGATCTGGTGTTTTCAGCCAAATCAATTTTCCCTAATATGCTCTCAAGATATGCAGGATCTTTTTTGTCAAAAACAACACCAAGTTTGGCCAATTCAGATTTGTACAGTTTCAAAAGGATTTCACGCTGAACAGTTGTGTTTTCAGATGTTAATTCATCCATCTTCCAAGTCAGTTCCGTTTGAAGTGATTTCAAATATGTGGCTGGCGTTAACTTAACACCGTCAACAACTGGTTCCTTGATTACTTTGCCATCTGGATCTTTTGTGTAAATCACATATGCCAAATTTCCTTTCTTGTCTGACTTGCAACCCACAAACACACTTGTTTCACCATCCAACAGCTGTGTTTCTTGGTCCACCTTACCATACAATGTTTTATCTTTCAAGGTATCGCTTCCAAGCGTACCAAGCATTAATGATTTTTGCAATGTGGATTTTCCTGAACCAACATTTCCTTTGACAACAATCAGATTGTTCTTTGTGTCAAACTTCAACTTGCAACTTTGCAGAATACCAAACTGTTGATTGATATGAAGACCAATGATTTTTACTTCCTTTTTTTCCATCTATTCCTTTTTTCAACAGGATACCACCCCCGCTTGATTTAACAAATTACCAATTCATGCTTCCCTTCACCGTTCTTTAATAACAACATTTGTTTTGATGATCCAGCATCACCCAAACACATGAAAATTTCTTTTGAATCATACAAACCGCCCTTTTCATGCTTTTTTCCACCACTCCAAACCACATCCACTTCAATCAAATTTTCATCACCTTCCAACCTCAAACCAAGCGGTGTGATAATCTTAAAAAAAGTATTTGTGTTAATTCCCTTTTTCCCGTTCAGGAAATCATACAAAGTTGCAGATTTCACATTGATTTCTTTTGAAAATGACAATATGTTTCCACGTCTGTTGATCTTCTCACGGATCAAACTAATTGTTTCTTTAATTTTGTTTTTCATGTTCTCCAAATATTTTGCTGACAACCCCAATCCATTGAATGTACCAATCAAAAACCATCTGTGCATGTGATTCCAGAAATTTATCTTCATCAAATTCCGGCACCATGATTTGCATCAAATCATATATTTTGGGAATGCCATTTGTTGTTTTGAAATATTCATTCAGGTTGTGAAACACATCCTGCATCTTCAAATCCTTGTGTCCTGCATACGTCACAAATATATATGATGACAACTGGACCAAAGAACCAACTGGAACAACACATGTTTGACTTGGTTCACCAAACATGACCATTGGAACCATGTCATGCCTGTGTATCTGTTTACGTTTGTTAAATAAACCGCGCCTTCCTTTAATCCTGTACAAAGAACCAAAGCAATCAGCACCACCCCAATCAATTGATTTTTCTTTTCCCAATCTCTTTTTCAATTAAATAATTATCAAACTTTTTCAAATCTGGTAATTGTAAACAACCAACAATGGCCCTTCTGTAATTTTCTCTATGAAGTATTGATGCAATTCCTGCATCTTCACCTTCATATTTGGTGCCTTGATACTTGTTGTTATTTATACTATCCATTCTACAAATGTATACCTTTTTTGGTATAAACAAAATAAAATCAAGATTTTTTTTGACCTGTTGCAATTTCAACATAATCATTCCATCCGAAATCCTTCAACTTGTATTCGTGGCAGATTAATGAAACAACAATGTCACGAAGGCCAATATTGTAAACCCTGCAATCCCAAAGGTGATTTTGTGCGTTCTGTGCTACCTTCACCCACAAAGCTGATATTCCTTCACCATCCTTGTCTTTTTCAATCACACGGTGTTCTGATTCGTAATGTGCAAAGAAATTATTGAAAAGATACAATCCCCCGGACGGTGTTGGGAAATTCATGAAGTCAGATGGTTGTTGTTTTTCGCTTCCTTCCTTCCATTTGTTACGCATAGAAACAGCGAGATCATCCTTCACCTGGTTAATATCAACCAAATAAAGGTCAGAACGTTTTCTGGATTTCTTGAATGTCGGTGTGTCAGCATTGAATTTTCTGTGCTTGTCTGGATCTTTACCTTTTACAGCAATCACAAAGTTGTTTGTGTTGCTGATGAATGTAAACGGCGTGTTCCCGTAAACATTTCCCGTGTCAATACCTGTCAACAGAATTTTCATTGGCTTTCCTTGATCCCGTGGAATTTCTGAACCAATAATTTCTTCAAACACGTCCCACACATTATTTTCTTCATCAACATTGTAAGTCCACCGCAATCTGTCATCCTTTTCTTTTTGCTGTGGCGTTTGATTTGGGATAAAAGTTCCAATACTACCATGCTTCACGCTGTAACTTGGACCAGCTTCAGACCATGCAATGATTTCATAATCCAAACGTGAATCATCCATTAATCCATTCAAATCACATGCACAGGTCAACAAAACAATACTACCATTCCCGTCCTTGATGGACAACTTTTCTGGAATAATACCAATTTCATATGACCTGACATTTTTCTGCAGTGCATTGGCTTTTGGGACTTCACCCAATTCTTCAAACGTTTCCCCCAATACAAGATTGACAAACGTTTGCATCTTTTTTGTTTTCTGTGGTGCATTTATTGGATTGGCTTTGATGTACTGACGAACGTAATGTTCCCAATCATACATTCCCGGTGGTGCATAAAGTGAACTGATGTGGTAAGAATAATAACCTGGCTCACTTGGTGTGGCCGTTGCTTTCCATTCACCAGCCAAATTCATTTCATATTTGTGTGCATCAGTGAAAAATTGATGGCATTCCTGGCACGTATAACCAACAGATCCTTCAACCAATTCGCCGTTTTCATCCCGTTGATATGTGATCCCGTATGATTCACCATCAATGTCAATCTTCCAGTGTAATATGATCATCACACCGCAACATGGACATGGAACAAAATATTTTCTTTGATCACCTAGCAAATAAGCTGGTTCAATATTGCTGGTCTGTTTTACTTCAGGTGTGGAAATATAATTGACTTTTCGTTTGTCGGCGTATGCTGCAAAACGTTGATCAATCATTTCACGTGTGGATCCAGATTCCTTGGTTGATTGTTTAGCTGCATCAAAATCATCAATGAATCCATACCTGACTGACCTTTGACGCAACAATTTGTGATTTCCTGCAGATCCTGAAACAAGGGATCCACCAGGAAATTCTTTTCCTTTGTTCGTGTCACCTGTTTTTTGATTCTTCTTCCTTTGAATGCTGGACCGTATCAAGTGACGCAAACCGGCACCGTCAATCATGTGATCAACCTTTTCAACAGATTCTTCAGAAAGTTCTGAATGTCCAGTCAACAACAAGATGTTTCCAGGGCTTTGTGCAATAATATACCCAATCGCGTTTTCAATAACTCCAACACTAAATCCAATTTGTGCACCTTTCATTGTTACAATGGTGTGTGCTGGATCATTTGGTGACATACGATCCAACACCTCCCGAAGATAAGGCGTTTTGTTGAATCTGAACGGACCAGGAAACGGTGAAACTTCAGATGTCATCACCCTGTTGTTTTCAGCCCATTCAGATGGTTTTTCATTTGAAAGTAGATACCCAGCACTTTCAATGAGTTCTTCAGCTTGTGCCAGATAATCAACCATTATTTTTCAGCCTTTTCAGGAATGTCAAACTTCTGAACTTCCTTTGCACCTTCTTCAGCTTCAACAAATTCTTTGTGTTTGTTTGTTGTACATGTCCATGAATTACCCATGTCGAACAGATGCAATGATGCCACAACAGTTTTGTTGCCAATGTAATTATCAACCTTACTTTTAACAATTTCAATTGCTTCTTCTTTTGAATACTTTTCTGCATCCGTGTGACCATTAAAAACTTTTTTTGCCATTTCTTACTTTTTATTAATTAATAATTACCAAATTTAATATTTTTTAATAACACCCAATAAAAAAGCTTGAGCGCACGCGGTGACAACTGAACTGTTGCCGGGCAAACCGTGTTTTTTATTGGGGCGTTATCCCTTTTCACCAACACCCCTTTTTTCTGAATAATCTTTTACAATTACCCTGACAGCTTTTTTGCTTTCAACCTGTGCTTCAACAATTCCTTCATTTATCATTTCAATCAATTTCCCACGAAGATCTGCAATGTCATCCCGCTTCAATCTTGCACGTTTAGCAATATCCATTATAAAATTGTCAGCTGCCTGATGAAATGAAGTAGTCACGCTTTTGAATTGCTGTGCAAATAAATCTTTGACAAGATCAGTTGGAATCACATCACCCATTGTTTTCGCCAACTTTACTTTTGCAATCTGCAGATCAATTTCTTTCTTTTCAAGATCTGCATTTTTAATTCTTGTTTCAACATTGTATTTTTCACGCACCCTCTGTTCCCGTTCTGCTTCAGATTCATCTGACACAACAACAACTGGTTTGATTTCTTTTTTCTTTGCAGATGTTTTTGATGTTGCTTTGGGTGTACCTTCCAAACGCTTTTCCATGAATTCTGTATTCATTGGATACTTCTTTGGATTGGTGTCAATCTTTTTGTTTGAATTCAAAACAACTTTGCCGCGCTTAATGTTCACAGCCAAATTTCCTTTTGAAATTCCACAGATTTCATAAAATTCTTTTCTTGAATATTCTGCCATCTAATTTTTGAAAATATTTTGTTGACCACCTGTTGCCCTGCACAAGTATCAACGGTTTCCATCCTTTCTTAAAACAAAAGTAATAAATAAAAGGATAACACGTCAACAAAAAAGTCAACATACCTTGAAATACGG